TCAGACGCGGAAACGCCCGACCAGCCGCGCCAGTTCCGAGGACAGCTCGGACAGCCGGCGGCTGGCCCCGGTGCCCTGCTCCGAATGTTCCGCCGCCTGGGCGGAAAGCTCGCGCACCTCGCTGATGTTGCGGGCGATTTCGTCGATCACCCGGCTCTGCTCCTCGCAGGCCGAGGCGATCTGCGCGGCGAGGTCGTTGATCCGCCCCACCGCGTCGCCGGTGGCGGCCAGCACGCCGTCGACCCCGGCGGCGCGCTCGACGCTGTCGCGCGCCTTGAGACTGCCCGACTGCATGGCCCGCACGGCGTTCTGCACCCCGGCCTGGAGACGCTCGATGCGCGCCTGGATGTCCTTGGTCGACTCCTGGGTGCGCGCCGCCAGCGCCCGCACCTCGTCGGCCACCACGGCGAAACCTCGACCCTGCTCGCCGGCCCGCGCGGCTTCGATGGCGGCGTTGAGGGCGAGCAGGTTGGTCTGTTCGGCGATGCCCTTGATCACCGTCAGCACCGCGTCGATGCTGGCGGTTTCCTGGGCCAGTTGCTGGATGCTCTCGGAACTGCTCTCCACTTCCCGCGCCAACTGGCGGATCACCTCGATGGTCGCCTCCACCACGTTGGCGCCCTCGCGCGCCTGCCGGCGAGCGTCATCGGCCACCTGCGCGGCGCTCTGGGCGTTGCGCGCCACCTCGTGGACGGCACTGCTCATCTGCGTCGCGGCGGTGCTGACCTGGTCCACCGACGCGTGCTCGCTGTTGATCAGACGATCGTTGGCAGCGGTCATGCCGGCCAGCGAACCGGCTGAATCGGCGACCTCGCCGGTGACCCGGCCGACCTCGCGGATCAGCGGCTGCAACTTGTCGAGGAAGGCGTTGAAGGCGCTGCCGAGGCGGCCGGGCTCGTCACGCGAAGTGACTTCCAGGCGCACGCGCAAGTCGCCATCGCCGTTGGCGATCTCTTCCAGGCGTTGCAGCAGGCGCTGCAACGGACGGGTCACCAGGCCGGGGAACACCAGTACCAGCGACAGGCACACCAGCAGGCCGAACGCCACCAGCGCCACCTGCTGCTGTAGCGCGGCGCGAAATTTGGCGCGGATTTGCGCAATAAATGACGCGCCCTAACCGTTTCGCCAGCGGCAAAAGAATTTCAAAAGGTCAGCACAGGACGACGATATCGCCATCGGCTACCCGTTCAGACAGAGCGGTCAGCTTGCCGATGCCCTCCCGTAGAAATCGGCTGAGCTGCTCGATGCACTCGCGCTGGTCCTTAGTGAGACTGAACTCAGCCTCCATGCTTTCCATGAGATCAAGGCAGCACTGGTTGAGAAACCCCACTTCCAGTAGTTCAGCCCGCAACCTTTGCCTCAGTACCTCGTCCATCCCAAGGTTCCTATCTACTACTCGACATCAGACTTTCGGAACGTGGCAAAAACGAGAACGCCATCACAACTACCTATTCAGGTAGTGGATACCGCGCTTTGATCGCCTGGACAGCTGCGACCCATGCCGCCAGGTCCGGCTCGGCGCCAGCGGCTATGGCGTCAAACTCGGCCTCCAGGCGCAGCGGGTCGGACTCGGTGCGATAGGCCTGGCGCCGCAGCTCCTGGACCTCGGCGAGGAGGTCGTCGGGATGGAACGCCAGGTCGCTGACCGGGACGCCAGCGAGTGCTGCGGCCTCGTCCAGCGTGCCATCCCATTCCGCGAAGAACTCGCCTTTCAGTAGAACTCGTTTCATGGTCATGCGCTTGCTCCGTTGATTGTCAGGATGGGTGCAACATGGATACCCGGATCGACGAGGCCACCGAACCACGCCGGACAGGCGAGCGCGATCTGAGCCCCTGCGGCCGCGTAGATATACGGGCACGCGTTGTCATAGCCGTTATACGACTGCATCGAAAACCTGAGATGCACCCACTGGCCCGCCGGCAACACAACTCCCGGAGCGGCCACAGCCCCATTGATCCAAAGGCGATGGGTCGTATAGGGCGCAGAGGAGATATGAGCCGAGCCGCTTTCGACACGCAGCCACATGACGACAGTCGCCCATGCGCCCGCGTTGAAAACTGTTTTGCTGCCGTTTGAGCAGCATAGATACCGCGTAACCCCATCCGCGCCGGCCGAGCCGGTAGTTGTCTGTGTCCCCGCTGTCAGCACTGTCGTGAAGAACTCGACCCCGTACCTTGAAACGGATGTCAAGGTGCGGCCCATCGCAGCCAGCAGTGCTTGCACCCGCGCATTGAGCGCCGGCCCTGCCCCACCATTTGTGCTGTTGTCGAATGCGAACTTTCCCCCATCTGCGAGGCTGGCGCCGTTCCAGCCATTGATGAAGGTGCTTGGAGTCCATGACGTTGTGAACATCGTACTCAGCGGATTGGCTGCGGTTCCCGCGAAGCGACCCATGTCGGGCATCAGGTTCATGAACGGCAGAACGTTGAGCGCCGATTTCGCCGCCGATCCCAGCTCCGCCCAAACACCGTTTTCGCGGGCATATGGCTTTCCATCGCTCGGCGCGTCGGCCATTCCGCCCACCAGCTCAGTCCAGGCGCTGCCGGAATACTCATACGTCTTGACCTGGCCGCTCGGCGTCGTCTCGTTCGCCACCTGCACCCGCCAGCCCAACCTGGGCGGCATGTACTCCCAAATGGGCGTGGTCGCACCCGTTGCCCACCAGCGCGCTAGGCGGTTCTGATTGGAGCCGGCGCCAGTGAAAATGTACGTGTCCCCCTCGGCCTGGCCGGTTGTGGGCAGTGTGGCGACGCGCCCCTTGACGACCGGCTGCCTCAGAAAGTCATCCCAGCGCCACATCCGAATCAGATCGCTGTAATGCCCTTCTCCCGGCAAGCCGTTGATCAGCAGGCCGGTGTTAGGCCCCATATAGAGAGTCATGCGGAAACGCCTCCAAGGTCTTCGCCCAAGCGGAAGCCCAGGCCGTGTCGTTCGATGGTGATGTCGTGTTGCTGCCAGGATTGGATGCCGTCGCGGACGCTGCGCAGGACCAGGCGCACGTCCTGGAGCAGGCCGTCAGCGACGTCTTCGGCCAGCGGATAGGACCAGTTACTGGATGTGAGGCCGGCATAGGTGCGCTTCAGCGTCGTGCCGCTGTAGACCTGGAGCGTCACCGTCGCCCCATCTTCGGGCCCGATGTTGCCGACAGTGGTATCGATCAACTGGTCGGCCTGGCCGATGCGGTCGCGCATCGCCCAGCTCACCGACAGCGCTCCGTAGACCTTCGTCGGGTACGCGCTGCCGTTGATTCGGAACTGGCCGGGCGGATACGGCTTTCCCTGGCGCCCGGTCAGAGTGAGGCTGTCGGTGGCGGCCAGCGCCGGGGCGAGCTGGCCCTCGCTGGTGTTGGTCAGCAGCCGGGCCTGGAGCGTCACGCCCTGGCTGTATACCGTCTCGTCCACCGCTTCGAACGTGTCGTAGAACCAGACCCGAGCCCCGGCCAAGTGCTTGGCCGGCACGGTATCGGCGCAGCCGCGCGCCAGGGTGACGGTGCCACTGGCATAGTTGACGGCATCGACCCGGACTATCTCGTCGTCCACCACAGCGGCCTGGCCGACAGTGACGTCCTCCAGCCGGGTGGCGTTCGTCAACGTGACGACGTTCGGGCCGGCCGCCAGCGGCAGCTCGGCGGCGAGTAGTCCGGTCGGGCACCAGTCGCCGGTTCCGCGATCAACGAACGCGCCAGAACTGCCGACGCGGTCGGTCAAGGTGTAGCTCTGCGACAGGCTCGTCGGCGCCTCGGCCAAGGCGGCAAGATACGAGGCGGACACGTCCAGGAGCTGGAGATTCGCCGGATCGATCACGCCGGCCAGTTCGCGATATGGCGCCTCGATCAGACGCCGCACGGTGACCGCCCGAGGCGTCCGGTCGGGCGGGGTCCAGCCTGGTGGCGGTGGTGCCACGCCGGTAGTCGCCGGCAGATTGAACTGGTCCTGGACGACGGTCAGGGTGATCTTGCCGTCGCCGAGGAAGTTGTCCTCGATCCGGCCGACCCGGACGACGGTTTCAGGGATGCCGCGCCGGGTCGAACGGATGCGGAACGGCTGGCCAGGGTTCAGGCTACGGGCGCGGCGGTCGAATACGCCTTTATAGCGCTTCAGACCGGTTGTCTTCAGACGCATTTCCCGCTCCCCGACTCGCCCGGCCAGCTCGCCAGTCGGCACGCCCAGGAACTCGACTTCCTCGGACGACCGCCGCCCCTGCGAAGCGGCGACCGCGTTGTTGTTGACGATGACCTGGCGCTGCGCGCCGTCGGTCTGGTCGATGTACTTGACGATAAGCTGGCTCGGCGCGAGCGAGGTCGAGCCGGTCTTCTCCTGGGTGATCTCCAGGAGGCCGCTGTCCTCGTCGAACAGCGGCAAGTCTGCAACGCTGTAGTCGTCCCGCAGGAGGCGGATGCTGATTTGTCCGGTCTGTCGGTTCGGGTAAACCTCGGCGCCGATATGCGATTTCACCGTCTCGCAGAAGTTTGAGAACGTGTCGGACCTGGTCCATTCAAAGCACAGCCCGAAACCCTCGGCATACAGCTTGTCGGCAGCGGCCCGCCAGCTCGCCTCGTCCATCCGCGTGCGGGCCAGCCCCCGGAAGTCCCGGCCGGTGTAGACGAGATAGAGGATATGCGCCGGATTCATCGCCTTGATCTGACCGTCCGCGAGCCAGATAAATTGCTTTTCGGGATACCAGGGGTTGCCGTCCCACAGGCGGTTGCCGCCTCGGCGCAGAATCTCCCAGGTCTTCGGGTAGGGGTTCATGGCGGTGACCAGGCCGGAATAGAAGCACGTGGTGACGCCCCGGAACGCCGGTACCAGGCCGCCGAGCATCGCCGCCAGGCGCGGCAGGACGCCCTGGTCCTCCTCGCCAAACAGCACGTCAAGCGTTCCGTCGAGCCCGCCTTCGCCCTTCTTCCCGCCGAAGAGGTCCGGCGCATTGATGCGAACCTGGCCGTTACTGGTGATCGAGCCCTTCCATGCGGTCTTGCCGCTCGCCCGGATTGCACAGACCTCGTCGATCTTCTTACCCAGGGCGAAATGGATGTCAAAAAAGTACTCGAACCCGACCGTCTGTGCCTTCGGTTTAGCGCCCATCGGCTACCTCCTGGCATGCGTGCTCAACCAGCTTGAGCGCGAGCGCGTCGCCGGTCGCGACTAGCACGTCGGCCTCGATGCCGTCCCGTAAGAACGCCATCCAATCCAGGCCATGGCGCTTGAAGAAGTCCCGCGCCTGCCGGTGGCAGTAGCCCTGCCGAGTGGTCCAGGTCGGCACGGTATGCAGGTGCTGAGCCGTAACGATCATTTCTTGCTCCCTTTGGTCTTGATCGCCTTCGTTCTGTAGTTGCCCACGGTCAGCACCATCCAGCTCTTCGACCAGCACTGACCGAAGACGGCGACCTGTTCGTCACCCTCGTCGCAGCGCGGGAAATCGATGTCTTCAAAGGCGGTCGGCTTGGGCTTCTGCGGCTTCGGCGCCAAGACCTTGGATAGGATGAACGACGCCGCCAGGATGACGAGATTGATTGTGATCGGGTCCATGGCCTACCTCACCAGACCTGGTCGCCATCGAATGGCGACTTGCCTTGCATCGCGTTAAACCCCCTGAAGTTGGGGAGGTTGCTGAATTTGTCGTCGCAGGTCTGCGCGAGCCCGTCGCAACCTGGATAAACCCGCAGTTGGCCACCTGCCGGAATGCCCTCGGTGCCGCCCAGGATGTAAAGATCGGGTCCGGCGTGCCGCTCGATGTAGCGGCTATCGTAGTTGTCGCCGTCCACTTGCCACTCGACGTAGCCCCCGGTAAACCAGCCATCGACATAGCCGGCGACCACGCCGCTGGAGATCACCCAGCCGCTGATGCTCTGCGGCGTCAGCGTCACGCGATACGGAACGAGGTTGACCTTGCAGCGATGGTCGCCAACGACTGCCGTGCAGGTGCGGCAGTAGGTGTCGATCAAGCCGGGCTGGTCCATCAGTTCGTCTTCTGACACGCACGTTATGCGGCAGCTGTCCACGGTCGGCCAGTCCACATCGCCAATCTGGCCCACCCAGGAAACCGCTGCCTCGGTGTCGCCGTAGTGCATGTCGTAGACGACCAAGTCGATGGCACCGCTCGGCGACCGGGTCTTGTACAGCAGCGCGACGTCGAGGTCGGCCGGCGCGGTGATGACGAACTGGTCGGACTGCGGATCGCCGGAACAGATGATCCCGTTGTCAGTGATGCCGCCCGGCACGGTGCGGAAAATCTGGTTCTGGTAGGTGATGTCCCGGTCGCTGCTGTTGTAGCTCCAGCGGATGGCTCCACGGCTGAACTGGTACAGCCGCACCGGCTGCCCATCCGCGAGCGAGCTTTCGCGGCTGTTAAAACTCATCGTCACGAACCCCTTTGAACGTCAGGGCGGCAGTTGCTACGCCCTCGCTATCAGTGACGTGCTCGATCTCGACCACGTCGGTGGCGGCGCTACAGAGCGCCATGAAACAAATGCGCGCCACGTCACCAGGCTCGACCAGCCGGCCCAGGGCGGCATCGATGGCCAAGCGCTCGGTGTCGGCGTCCAGCTCTGTGCTGGTGAGGATGCGGCGGTGATAGACCGTGCCGTCGTATAGCTCGATGCGGATATCGCGACGGCCCGGCCGGCCGTTGGCGAAACGGGCATAGCCGATATTGCGCACGTCCAGCGCGGTGGACAGCTGCGAGACGGTGGCGACCAGGGTCAGGTCGTCGGCGTGGGTCGGCACCCACAGCGGCTTCTGCTGGCCGCGTAGCGCATAGACCAGGCTGCGGAACGCCGACCGTTCGGCTCGGCCCATGCCGATCCAGCGATGACCGATGACGGGCAGCGCCATGCCGGCGACGTCGGTCACGCGGGGAATGGCGCTGCCGTTATCCAGGGTGGACAGCAGGCGCTGATAGCTCGACGTCAGGTCTTCGCTTTCGTCGGGGCGCTGTTCCAGGACAGGACGCGCCCGGTACATCGTCGCCGGCATCACCTCGGGCCAACTGCTGGGTTCCATCACCAGGAACGACACCCGCGCAGATTGCGCGGTATCGGTCAGCCGGGTCAGCGTGGGCTGTTCGGTCAGCTGCGCGGTGCGTACCGGGTACAACCGGGAGCCAGTTCCCCAGGCGGCCTGGACGGGCCGGACCAGGTCCAGGCCGACGGCGGTCACCGTCTTGACCTCGACGACCTCATAAGTAAAAGCGTCCTCGCCGCGCAACATCGCTAGACCGCCGTCGCGGAAGTCGAGGCCGGCCGTGTCGCACGGAATGCTCAGCGACCCGGCCGCCAGCGGCTGGTGGAGCAACTGGATATCAGGCCAGATCGGCAGCGCCCAAATCCGCGCCCCCCAGCCGAACAGCGTCATGTCCAGCAGCTGCCGCTCGCGGTCCACCGCGTACATGTTCGCTTCGAACTCCCGGCGCGGCGCCAGGCGCATGGCTCGGCGCTGGGTCACGGCTGATTCGCTTTGCAGGATATTTGTCGAGGCGCTCAGGCGCTCGACGATGCTGTCGCCCCAGTCCGGCGCGAACGTCCAAGCGATGATGCGATTGCCGGTGATGACCAGGACCAGGTTCGGCTCGCCCTGGAGCTTCCAGATGATCCGCGCATTGACGACGGGCGGGCCGTCCGTGCCAATGCTGACGGTCCAAGTGCGTTCCTCCAGGGCGGCAAAACCCAGCGGCGGCGACGCCTGGCCGGATAGCTTGATGCCGTCTGCATCTTCCCGCTCGATGGCGGTCAGCGTGCGCGGACTGAAATATGCGTTCCAGACAGATGCCGGGCGTACCTGAGTGCTGACGACGTTGCCCAGCTCCATCGTGGTCGGAATCAGCCACAAGCGGTTGTAGTAGTTCTCTTCCAGGGCGCTCTGGTGGACAGCCTGGTACGTCGAATGGATCACCTCTACCGGCTGATGCGCCGCGTAGGCGCCGGCCCAGGTCGAGGCGCTGGCCGAGCCCAGGGTGATGTCCTGGTTCAAGCCCAGAGCGGAGATGTTCGGGGTGATGCCGGCAACGACCGCTTCGACCGGCCGAGGTACCTGAAATCCGGGGAAGGTCGCCATTTCTACTCGACCACCCGGAATGCATAGCCGACCAGCGCGCTGGTGTTGCCGAAATCGTTGGCTGTTCCGCGCTGCAGCAAAGGGAAGACGCGCCATGTGTCGGTTCCGATGGTGATCGAGTCCCCAGGCGCGAGGAAGTCCATCCGGCACAGACCGAAATCGGGCGCTTCGCCGATGTACCTCGAACGCTGCTGAGCGCCGAACGCATAGATGGCGCACGGCACCACGTTGGTCGAGCTGTTCAGCTCGTTGGCGCTCGCGTCGATCAGCCCCACGTCGGGATGGTACTGACTGCTGTAGTTTCCGCGACCGGGGCCGACGACGCGCCGGGAGACGTTCGTTGTGTAGTCGAACGGCAACCAGTCCGGCGATGGGCTACCGTCGAGGCTGTCTAGCCGCAGCATGCTGCCGCCGCCGCTGTATCGAATGTGGTAACCATCGAATGGATGCGATGACCAGTTGTTTGTGAGCGCCTGGCCAGAGCTGTAGAGGAACGAGCCGCAAACATACTGGCCGCCCGTATAGCCGACGCCACGCTTGTTGAGGGAGCCGATCATCACTGGACGAAACTGACCGGCAGCGATTTCGACGTGCAGGTGCAGATAGGCAGCGGTGGCGAACAGGTGATAGCGCGTGAATGGCCCGGCGCTGAGCTGCGCTATGGTTGCTTCTTTCGACGAATACGGGTTGTTCTGCACCGAGTTACCGGGCTGCGCGTTCCACGCCAGCCCGTTGTCGAACCCCGTATTGCCCGCGATCTGAAACTGATTGGCTCCGGCATTGAATGACCAGTACCCATCAGCGTTGTGACAGATCCATTCCGATGCCGACGCGCGGTCGGTGACCCAGCCGAGCGACTCGGCGTGGACGCGCACCTTGGCGAGCAAGTCGGCCGGGTTGTTCGCTGTTCCTGTGAAATAGGCCATGTCAGTCCTTCCTGATCGCGTAGAGCCAAGGGTTACCGCTACGCCAAGCGGTTTGGAAAACGACGTGGTCCACTCCGTCCTCGACAATCAGGTCCTCGGCGCCGGAGTTGAGCGTTGGCACGTAGAAAGCGCCGTCGAAGTCACCGAGGTACCGGCGTCCCTCGGTTTCGCGGGTGACGAACTGCAAAGCTTTCAGCGGGAACTTTCCGAATGAATCCCGCAGTTGTTTGACCACGGTGTCACTGCTGCCCGCATAACGGCCGCAGCCCAGCGGGAGGAGCGTCCGATTGCTGTAGTCGGACTCGTTGGCAGCCCCTCCTTCGACAGTGAAACCGAGCCAGCGCCCGGCGGGATCGCGGAGATAGCAGCTGCGCTCGTAGGGGCTGCTGATGCCCCTGTGCCGGTCGGTGACGTCGGACCAGCGCACAGCGACGTCCCCGCGATAGGAACCCACTACCGCGAGCGGGTACGGATACTGCGACGGCGGACAGGGTGGCAGGATGAAGCCGGCGCCAGCCGACTCGTAGATCGTGCTGACCTTGACGACGACCCAAAAGCGTCGGCCGTTGGCGAAGAACCAGTACGGCATGGGCTGGTTCCACAGCAGCGCCTGGACCCGCGGACTGTAGTTTGCAAACGCGGTCCAGTAGTCGCCGCCAGGCGGGATCGCCCCAGCATTGAACGCCGTGCCGCCCATCAGGCGCAGGTTGTAGTAGTCCAGGGCGGTATCGCCGTAGCTCTGAATCCCCATGTAGATGCTGTCGGTGCCGCCCAGGCCGGGAGCGCGTAGTGTCACCTGGCGCACGGCGATGGCCGTGCCGGACGCGGGGATGCTGTTGTCGAAAACCTTCTCGTAGGCCTGCCCAGCTGCGACCAGGCCTGGGTTCGCGGTGAGGAACTGGACGAGGCGCTCGACCAGGTCGGCGTGGTTGACGGCGGTGCCGAATTCGGTGGCCATGGGACTCCTAGATAATCTGCTTGACGGCCTGGCGGTTCTTGTTCAGCCAGACCAAGAAGTGTTCGCCGCCTTTGCCGGCCCACATGTCGGCCGCCATCTGATCCGTGTCCTGAACGGCGTGCAGGTAGATCGAGTTGGCGACCGAGGTACTGAAGTTCTTGGATGGCTCCTGCAGGCGCGAAGCAGAAAGGCCCGGAGCAGGCATTGCGGGCGCGGGGATGGTGGCTATTCCGCCCGTCGCGTGGTGCACAGCGCCGGACCAGTCATGCAGCGCAGCCCAACCACGCTTGTTGATGTCCAGGAGCAGCGGGGTCATGCCCGGCTGGGTTGCGGCCGCCGCCCGGATGATGACTTCCCGATCGGAGAGCCAGGCAGGGATACTGTCGCTGGTAGGAGTACCTGGACCACGGACCTGGCCACCCTCGGCGAAGCCGAACATGCTTGTGATCGAGGACCACCACCCGCTACCACCGGCAGCCGCACCGGCCGCACCGGCACCACTGGCAGCGACACCTGCCCCCTTTACCCCATTCGCCAGCGCAAGACTCCCGGCGGCACTCTGTAGAGCAGCTGCGCCAGTAACCAGCGTTCCTCCGGCCGCAGCCAGAGCCCCCGCAGCCGATGTCACGGCCGCGGCTCCCGTTACCATGCTGGTGTCTTGCTCACCTTGGCCGAACTGACTCATGAGCCCTGCTGTAGCCTTCTGGGCCAGCTGCTGCGCGGCAACGTCGGCCAGCGATCGGCTGACCGCCTGCAGGAACGATACCGCGGCCTCCTGCAGCGACAGGGTGCCATCGGCGAGACCGCGCAGCGCATCCTGCATGCCATTCTCGATACCGGATCGCAGAGCCAAAGTGAGCTGGTCGGCGGTCACGCGGGTGTTTTCGAGCTGCTGGCGGAGATCCTTCACGCGCTCGATCGCTGCCGGATCGCCAGTTGCCTTGGCCAGCTCCTCCATGCGAGGCACAAGTTGATCCACCTCGTCGGCGGTGGACCGATGCAGGTCTAGCAGTTGTTGCCGCGCGGCCAGTTCGCTGACGAGACCGGCCTGCTGGGCGGCCTGGATACTCGACTCCTGCCGAGACTGCTCGCCGAAGATCCGGTCGACCTGGTCCTGGAGCTGCTGCAGCTCAGCCTTGGCCTTCTCGATTCCCATCAGCTTGCTGACCAGGCCGGCACCTTCGGTGTCACCCGTGGCGAGCAGACGCTTCTGCAGGTTGCCGTACTTCTTCTCGATCTCGGCGCCGGCCGCCTCGACGGTTTGGCCGGTGGCCCGAAGGTAGTCCAGGTTGAGTTGCTTCAGGGTTGTGGCGTCTTTTTTTGCCTGCTCGTCGGCCTTCTTCTGCTTTTCTGCCGCGTCCAGGGTCGCCCAGGCGGCGCGAGCGCGGGCTTCCAGGGCTCCTGTCAGATTGCGTTGGTCCAGCTCGTACTCACGCAACGCAGCCCGGCCCTTGCCGTAGGTCGCCGCTTCCTTCTCCAACTGCTTGACCCAGTCTTCGTTCTGCTTGGCCAGGCGCGCAGCGGCCTTGTCTTCGCCGCCTGATGGCGTGAAGGGCGTCTTGGTGGTGGGGGCTGTACCGGTGACCGTAGTCGCGGGTAGCGCCGCGACCTGGCCGGCACCGTTCAGCACCGCGTCACGCTGGTCCTGCCATTGCTGGATCTGCGCTTGTGCCTTGCTGAGTGCATCTTCGTATCGCTGGATGCGCTTCTGGTCGTTCTTCTCGTAGGCCTCGTCGAGCGCGGACTGGACCCGCGCCATGTACTCGGTTTCCCGAGCGATGGCATCGTCCAACCGCGGTACGTCATCACCGGCGGGACCGTTCACGCGCGCCGCAATCTCATCCGCGACGAACTTGGTGACGTTGACGACGCCCGCAGCCCCTTTGGCCGCATAACCGATGGCAGTACCCAGGCCCTTGATCAGGAGATTCAGGCCCTCCACCACCGCCGGATCTTTCAGCACATCACGCAGGTCTCGCACGGCCTGAGTGAAGGTGTCGATGAACCCCGACTCGCCCGCCTGGATCTTCAGGTCAGTGAATGCGTTCTCCAGACGGTTGAGTTCGGCCTGCAAGCCGGTGGCCGCTTTCTGTGAGGCTGGCCCATAAGCTTCCTGCAGGGCAGCGCCGAACCGCGGCAGAAACTCGGCCGCCGGGATCATGCCCTTTTCCAACCACTCGCTGAGCTGCTTGGTGTTGGTGTCCAGAGCCTTGGCGGCAAGCGAGAACGCGCCGGGAACGCGCTGGCCGAGCTGCAAAACTAGCTCCTGGGTCTGGACCTTGCCCTTGCTGACCATCTGCTCCAGGGCGAGCAGGATGCCATTGGTTTCCTGGCGGGTGAGGTGCAGCGCAGTGGTGGCCGAGGCGACGCCTTCGAAGATCGTGCGCAGGGAACTGCCCAGCTCCGGGGTTTCTTTCGCGGCCGCAACCAGGCGGGAATAGGCCTGGCTAGTGTTGAGCAGCTCCAGGCCGAGGCGCTCGGAGACCTCGCGGACGTACTCCAGCTCCTGCCTCGCCTTCGCCGCCGACCCCGTAGCTGCCTCCATGGTGTACAACGCCTGCTGCCACTGCAGGTTGGTGTTGACGACTTCCTTGGAGAAGGACGCTACACCGTACCCAGCTACGCCTGCCACCAACAGGCCCTGCACTCGACGGATAGCAGCTCCCATGCTGTTGAGAGCCACGGTAGAGGTCCTGGCATCGTTGCCAATGCCATTGAGGACATCACGCCGCGCTCGGATTCTGTCCAAGGCACTTGCGTAAGCCGTAGCCTCAATACGACCAGCACGAAAGTGCTCGGTGAGCTGTCGTTCCTGGTCCGCCAATTGGGCGAGGGAGCGGTAAGTTGGATCAATAGCCCCGAGAAGCTTGCGGGCTGCCGCCTCCTGCCGAGAGGTCTCAGCAGCGGCGGCGGCTGCAGCTTCCGCCGCGCGCTTTTCCACAGCGACCTGCTGGACACGGGCACGCTCGGCGTTGTGGAAGGTGTTCATGGCGTTGGACTGCGCCTGAGCGCTATCCCTCCAAGCGGTGTTTCCTGCCTGGACAGCTGTACTCAGTCGCTGGGTGCTATCTGCCGCCTCATCTTGCGCAGACTTTTGCTGCAGCGATGCCGCGACCATTGCCTTGATTCGAGCAGCTTGTTGCTCTGCGGACTCGCCGGCTTGGGTGATCTGACGGGATGCGTCGCCTGCGCGTTTACCTGTGGAGTCCAGGGATTGGCCAAGCCTGTCGACGGAAACCTGGGCCTGATCCACGGGTCCGGTGGCCCCTACCTTCTGCAGATCCTTGCTGGCCTCGGACGCCTTGTCACTCACGCCATCCAGTGAGTGGCCGAGCTTGTCGATGGGCGCCTGGGCCTGATCAACGCCCCCGGTAGTCCCGACCTTCTGTAGGCCCTTGCCGGCCTCGGATGCCTTGTCACTCACGCCATCCAGCGAGTGGCCGAGCTTGTCGATGGCCGCCTGGGCCTGGTCGACGGCGCCGGTAGCACCGACTTTCTGCAGGCCCGTGCCAGCCTCGGACGCCTTGCTTCCGACATCCCTGATCGCGGCCGCCAAAGCTTCGACGGCAGCCTGGCCGTCTTTCATGTCGGCACGCAGCCGAAGGGCGATTTCGAGATCTCGATTTGCCATTTGCGAATCACATTCGGAGGAAGTACCCGAATGGTCGCGCGCGCAAGCAGTGAGGTCTTTTGGAAGACGCGAAAAAGCGGCCCGGAGGCCGCTTTCTATTTTAGAAGCTTCTGCAGGTGACGTTCAGCGTCCTGACCGCCCGCAAAAGCGAAGTTGACGTCGATCACCCGTTCAGCGCGTTCGCGCCGGTGTCGTCGCTCCACCGCGTCGAGCTGCAGCAGGATCTGCCGACGAGTCATCTTGCCAATGTCGGCTACGGAGCCGTAACCGGCGGCGACGAGGTAGTCGATGGCGTCTGACCAGCGTCCCGCTTCCCGGCCTGCTCGGCGATGGCCTGCGCCGTCAGCAGACGTTTCTCGGCGCAGCGCTTGCAGAAAGGGCCATTGACGATCCACCACCACCAGACCAGTTCATAGCCGTCGTCTGCACCAAGCCCGCGCATCCACTCCATATCGACCGAAGCCGCCTTGGCAATCAGATGTACCAGGACCGAGAAATGATTGCCCAGGAAAGAAGGAACCGCCTCGATGCCCGGCCAGGGTGCCCCCGCTTTCGCTTGCTCCTCAAGGTCGACCAGGATCGGTTCCAACAGAGGGAGCAGCTCCAGCGACTCGAAGAACCCATACTCGCGCATCACCACGTCCCGGCCTGCAATGATTATCGTGCGGTCGGGGTTGATGACAGACAGGTCCTCTGCACCAGTGGCAGATTTCTTCCTGGTTACCTTCCGCGCCATGGTCAGGCCGCCTTCTTCTCGATGTATCGGCCATATCCACCGAGCATCGGATCACCGGCATTCAGCGGGTCATACAGGACACTGCCGGTCAACGGCAGATTGCCGTATTCCTCATGGATCATTGCCAGAGTTCCGACCGGGTTGAACTTGCAGCGGAACAAGTCGACCAAGACCGGCTTGCCGGTTTCGGTGTCGATGCCGTCCAGGAATAGCCAGCGCTCCGGAGGCCGTTGGGTGAACATCGTCAGCGCCACAGCTTCCTCGGACTCATAGGCGGCGCTTACCGCAGATGCTTGGGCAGTCAGGAACTCGATCAGACCGGCCGTGGCAGATTCGATCTTGTAGTCGGTTCCTGCGACGAGCGGAGTGCTCGACTGGGTGAGCACCAGATCGCTGATGAAGGGTTTTGCCAGGCGGAACACATCACCAACCGCAATCGGCGTGGGAAGCGCCTCGCCAGTTACCGTCACGCCGGGAATGGCGACCTGCTGCGCGTACAGCCCCAGGATCAGGTTGGGCAGTAGCCATTCGTCGAGCGTCAGGTTAATCGTCGCGGTCTTTCCGCGGTCGAGCTGGCCGTACTGCAGGCGATTACCGCTGAAGCTCTCGGTCTTGTTGGTGGTTTCGGTGGCCAACTGCAGTTCACAGGTCGGGGCATTGCCCACCCAGGTCTGCTTCAACGCCTTGCCTTGAGCACTGCGCTCAGCCATCCAGATCTTGCCTTGGAGAGAAATCAGAGACATGAGGGGTTACTCCTTTGCCTTGCCGGCGGCAGCGGCCTGATCGGCCGGCGCAGCAATGCGCTTGTGGCGAATCAACCATTCTTTCTCGATGCTGGTGACACTGATCTCGTCACCCGTCTTGCACTTCTGTTCACCATGGGTGTGATCGGCGATCAGAATGACCTTCTCCCGCTTCACTTCAGCGGTGTCGGCGACTTGCTTGGTACTCATGGGTCTCTCCCGATGGCGTGTTGAGTGGAATAGATCTCGCCCCAGAGGAGCGTGGTGTCGTCAGAGTCCAGCACCTTGCCGGTAACGAACTGAGTTCCCCTGGCCAAGGGCAAGCTGGGTACCCAGCCCACCATCGCGCCGCGAACCTGGTCGAGAATCGACTGGAGATCGTCGGCCGCATCGGCCAACTGGTCGTATCGGTAGCTGCGGACGGCCAGCACAACGCCGAACAGCGCGCCGACGCGCTGCCGGGCAGGCCCACCGCTATTGCCGGTTGGTCGCGGCTCACCGCTTTCCTCAGCGAGCAGCACATAGGCGGCCGGCGTTGGATAGTCCCGCAGCGCCTTAACGGCTCCGAAGTCCGCTGCCGTGCCGATCAGTCGCAACGCCGGCACCGTAGCGGTGAGGCGTTCGATGACCAGACGGTGATCGAAAGGAGCGTTGCTCACCGGAAGCTCCTCAGCTGCTGGCGATTGAATACGTTCTCGTCGGCATCGAAGCGAACATCGGCCAACATGGGATTGTTGGCGATCGGATCCTCGGCGCCGAGACTGAACGTGCCGTCGGCGACCATCTGCAGGAACTTCAAGGCATCCTTGTAGTTGCGCAGGATGGCGTCCTTGTCGTCTGAGATTCGGTCCTTGTGCAGTAGGTAGCGACCGATGTCGCGCACCCAGCCGGTAACCAGGCCAGGCACCGGACTCAGCGGCAGGCCGTAGCCTCGCTTGGCCAGGTAACCATTGACGATGCTTTCGGCCTCGGTCATGGCCTCGGTGATTCGCTCCAGGACGAGATCAACCCCCGCCACCTGCTCCGGCGTCCAGGCACTCAGATCTCCACCACGCAACGCGGCATCGAGGAGCGCGGAATCGACGATCTTCAGGTGCTGGGCGGTGGCGACTTGAGCCAGCTCCTTTGCACCAGGACGTTCGGCGAGGTGGACGAGAGTGATGTAGTCCATGGTCAGCTCACATCCTTCAGTGCAAACGAGCAGTGCTCGACGACCAGATTCGGATCATTGAGCAGTGCATCGACCTGGGCGTCGCTCAACAGCGAGAGTGCAATGCCGTGGCCTTCTCGCGTGAAACGATGGCCACAGCGCCGGAAGCTATCCGGTACGGAACGGACGAACAGTGCTTCTACCTCGTCCTCACCTGCCGCTCCCTTGGCGCTGGCCATTGGCTGCAGAGCCGCGTCAGGCGACGGAGCAGCGTCTCCGCTCTGCTGGCCGAGCTGGGCATCCTGAGCAATGGTCTCCCCTGGCTGCTCCACAACCTGGGGACCGGCGGAAACCCCAGGCGGAGAAGTGAAATCACCAGTAGACAGGCCTGTGTCCGCGCTTACTGCTACGCCGGACCGCTCCTCGGGTTGATCTGCAGTTCTTTTCTTACCTGCCATTGCACACCTCCGTCAGGCCGCCAGCCACGGGGTGACAAGCACGTCCACCACGTCGCGGTTGATATTGGTGGCTCCAGCCGCATTGCGTTCGGCCTTGACCACTTCCAACGCCTGGCTGCGCAGCGATGGCGGAACGACCAGGAGCTTCGGTCGGATACCGAGTCGTTTGCCCTTATCTCCACGCAAACTCTGCATCGCCGCGTAGACATCGTTGAAGCTGCTCGCATCCAGCGCTTCCCTGGAGGAGTAGGCGAGCTGCCACAACCCGAAACCGGCATTCAAGCGCGCGTCAACGCCGTATACGTACTCCTTACGCATGAAGACGTTTTCGTCTTTCTCGGCGTCCATGGTCACGAAGTTGTAGTCCTTCCGCTTCTGTAGGATCAGCGGCTTCATGATTCGCGTGGTGTCGAGCAGGAACCACGGTGTGCCGCTGCCGCCCTGGAAGTTGCTGACGGAAACCTCGTTGCCAGCCGCGCTAGTTACCGGGTGGTCGGTGTCGAAGAAGTACTGGCCGTCGTAGCAGGTTTGAGTGAAACCACCACTGAGCAGCGCGTAGACGAGTTCCGCCGGGTGCATCGCGGAGTCCTGGCCCAATTGCCCCATCAAGGGGGTGAACAGCCCGTAGCTGTCGTCTTCGATGCTCTCGCGAGGAACACCTACGGTGTTCTCGAAGGTCTTGTTCTTGATGGTGTAGTCGTGCACGCCCAAGTTCTGGATCACTCGGTCGCCGAGCCATTCCCGGAACGCGGTCGAGTTACCGAGCCACCCATACTGCTCGGAGGCATTACCGGACGTCACGGTCAGCACGAACTGGTTGAAGTCAGGCTGAACACCTGCGAAGGCATTCTGGAACGCCGCGCGGTAACCGATGAAGAGGTTCCGCAGGTTTTGCTGGTTGATAATCATCTGAATGCTGCTCCTTAGATCTCTACCCAGACACCGCCGTCATCCACATCGCGGACGACGCCGGCAACCGAGCGGGTGTCAGTGGCAGAGGTCTTGGCGACCGTCTGATCGTCGACGATGAAGCACTCCTTGCCGATGTCGGCGCGGGTGATCTGGTCGGCCGAGGCACTGTTGGCGAGCTGGAATACACCCCGGCGGGTTTCGATACGCTTGGCGCCGGCGGCGCCACCGGTGTTGTCGACCTGCTCCTGGGCGATACCGCGCGCCGCAATGGTGGTCGACAGCGCTCCTGGTACGGCGTTGCCCGAAGCGTCGAGACACACCAGGCTGCCGGCAAAGATCTTGGCGTTGGCCGCCACCGGGTCGTTGAACTGCATGCCGTCGCGGCGTGGGGTGTTGCGGTCTTTGGTCAGGGCCATGATGCTCAGGCCTCCTTCGCGGCCTTGAAGGCCTCAATGGTGATACCCATGGCCGTGCATACGGCCAGTTCGTCGGCCGTCAGCCCGGTTTTCTCGTCCGGTACCGGCGGCTGGCCCCGAGTCTGCGAGCCGGACAGTGCAGCGATCGGCTGTGCAGCGGAAAGGTACGCAGTAAGAGAGGCACGGTTTTCCTTGCCCAACTCCCGAGCCCACTTTTCCATGCTCTTGTGCAGCCGGCCGTCTTCCAGTGCAGTCGCGATCTCGGCATCCAGTTCCTTCTCGTCGCGTTGGCCGAGTCGGATGGTCAGCGCCGCGATCTCGCTCTTCAGCTCATCGACGACGGTAACGGGAACATGCTTGGCCGGATCTACTGCGGTCGCTGCCTTGGCTTTCAGCCCAGTGCAGGCTGCAAGCATGGCGCTGCAGGCAGCAGTGTCGTCGAGGCCCAGCTGCTTGCGCATCGAGGCCAGGTCAGTGGTATGGGCGGAGAGCGCGGCGATGGCCTGCTCCTCGGTGGTGTTCTCGGCCAGGCCGAGTGCGGCAAGCACCGCTTTCAGCAGTGGATTCACGAGCGGTTCCTCGTTGGATGGATCGATGGTCAGTTGGAAAGTGGCTGCAGCGCGCTCGCTTAGGGCTTGCATGCCGTCGATAGCCGGGTTGTTGGTGAGCGCTCCCATCTGAAGGTCCAGGACGTCACCCGTCACGGGGTCGAACAGGAAGACAGGGCTGAAATAGCGATACTCGCCATCGGTGATGTACTGCTTTGCACGGGCGGTTAGCTCGACTTGGGCGAACAAGCCCTGGCCCTCACGCCACTCCAGGGCGCGGAAGAAGCCAGCAGCGGGTGCCGGCTGCCCGTTTTCCTCTTTCCACAGGGTCTGGTGCTCGTAGTCGAGCACCGGTGGCGTTTTCTTTGCCGCGAACCGCTGCACGACAGCCGCTGCCAACGCAGCGTCAATATTCCAGGCGGGGACTTTCATTTCCCGGTTGTCGCGCGGCTTGAACTGCCCGGCCGGGGTTACCTGCAGGGTGATGAGATTGCCCTCGGTCGGCACCTGTATATCGAAGCTGCAGGCGGCGAGAGCTATGGCGGCGAGAAGGGGCTTCGTTTTCATGGCGCCACTCTGTGCGCCAGACACTTAAGCTGTCTTTTGGAAGGGGCGAAAATCGTGCGAAGCGGAAATTCTGGTGGCTCAGGCAATTTCTACCTGAGCCACTAAGAGGAACCATCTTCAAATCGATTTATAAACGCCGTTGCTGCGCCGATCCGCATTGGAGTGGAACCACGGCAGCCAAATGAACCATGAGAGGCCTTCTTGGCGCGCTCAGGAGCTTTTCCCGGAAAGCGCTCGATCGAGGTGCTTCTGTGCGATCGCTAGCAGCTCGTCATCGTCGCGGTTGCTGGTGCCTAGCCACGGCCGAGCCGGGATCTTGATAGTGTAGGGACCGAGGGACACCCACTGAGAGAAGTTCGCCCGACGTCTGTTCACGAACTGGGGGCTGACCTCGTTGGTCTTGGCGTCATGCCGGAAATACGCTTGCTGGCTGCGAGCCGCAATCTGTATTTCACCACCGAATTGATGAATCGCTGCATAGGCACGGTTGGACCCGACCGCCAGTTCGTCGTCGCTGGCCTGATATCGGATGGTGTTTTTCAGATAGCCATCGAGCACCAGGATCTTGTCCTGGTTCTTCCGCTTTCGCCGCTGATAGGTCGGGGACAACGCCTGCCAAGGCGTACCGTCAGGTGCGCTCTGGCTCTCGAAGCGTTCGTCCAGGGCGATGAGCATGTACTCGCCCATATCACGGAACATCGGGGCCGGGGAGCGCATGAGATCAGCGGCTGCCCTCAGCGCCTCAAGTACCTTCTCACTGCTGTATTCAAGGGTTACTCCAGCCACGTCACGTCTCCTGGTACAGCCGAACACCTTGGCGATATGGTGCCAGCGGTTGCTGCCCTGGCTGGACGACCGCGGCGCTCGCTGCCCAGCCGTTGGCGTCCAGCTCGACAACAACCTGGACGGGAGCCGCTTCGCCGCTTACCTGCAGGCTGGCCAGGTAACGTCGACGGACCACAGCCTTTTTCAGAGATTCGACCCAATCCAGCCGTACCCATATCTCTGCCGGACGCCGCAGTGCTTCAGCCGCCAGCATCAACCACTTCTTCGACATGCCGGATTCCGCTACTAGCAGATCACCGCCGGCCCGGCTGACAAACATCTCGCGCCCCACCACTACGCGCTGGCCGACTACATCCTGGAAGACGGCCGGCTTATCCAGGGTCGCGCCGAACGGCCGCAGGAAGCGTTTGATCGCGTCGGCATCGAGCATGTCCTGGTCCAGCAACTGGTTGGTCGGAACAGGACGAGGCGCAGGCAGCGGGTCAGAAGCCGGAGTGCTTGGTAGACCGGCCGGAGGCGTAGGCCCGCCATTGCGAGGCTGAGGCACCGCAGTGTCCAGTCTGGCTTGGCCCGGCATGTACTCGAAGCCGGGATCAATGCCTTCTGGTACTTCGACCACTCGCGGCCCGTCTGGGCTGTTCTGGCCGATGGTCCGGGCCTGCCACACAATCGGTGGTGCCTCGTCCGGGCCATCCTTGCCCATACGGCGTAGGTCATCCTCGCTGAGCGCGCGCACGCTGCACTGGCATCCCCAGGCATTGATCGGGAAATGGTATTGCCACCAAGGATCGTCCCAACGCAGGACCAGGCCATTCCAGGACTCATGCTTCGGTCTCGGATGCTCAACCGCATCGCTGTGCAGGTATTGCCAGTAAGGACGTTCCTCGCGCACAGCCATGAGCTGCTCCAGGCGACCGGCCATGTAGCTGCTGCGCATGTTGGTCTCGTAGATCACTCGACTGCGCCAGTTGCGCCCGCCCCGGTAGCTCCAGCCGTACTTGGCGACGATACGGTCGAAGTCACGGCGGAACTCCTCCAGCGTAGTGCCATCGGCTATTGCCTTCTCCACTGCCTGACGGAAGTCCTGCACCAGGTCGTCGCGGTTGGCGCCGGCGACGACGAAGGCATAGTCATGCTCGCGGGTGTAGATGTCCGTCCAGGCGTTGGTCGGCAGATTGAGCTTTCGCCGGAAGAACTGGTTCTGCTCGGCGAAAGGCAGTGAGGTTGCTCTAAGCGCCACCGGCCACCTCCTGCAGGATCTCGACTCGCCCCTGTAGCGCCGCGGCGGCCAGGGCCTGCGCCATCGCATCTGCGTACTGTTCCAGGGTCATGTCCGGAAGCAGTTGCTCCAGGCCATCACGGATTTCATCCAGGCTGGATGCACTCTGCACCAGCGCACGGACTTGGTCGATCCATCGGTCGGTGGTCGGGCGGAGCGCGTCATCCAACTGCTGGTCGGCGGTCTTCGGCGGAGGTGTCTCAGCGGTGGCCACCGCTTTTCCCAAGGCACGTGTGGGCACCTGCGCCGGCGGTACGACCGGCTCGGTCACGGTCGCGAGCACTTCCTCGCCCTCGGCTGGCTCCGGGATTGCCAGGCGCTGTTGCGCCCAACTGCGAGGGATCTGCATCCCGAGCTTCACCAATGGTGGAAGAGCTGTGGCGTAGGCGCTGAGGTCTTCGGCCTCCTGGACGTCGAAGACCAGCCGGGGACAACGTGCCCAGCTGTCGACAAGGCCATTCAGGACAGCAATCGGGTAGACCAGGTCACGACTGAGTGTTTTCGCCAACAGTTTCGCGTCGGCGTCCCGCAAGTCCTTGCGTACCTCGTTGTGGACATTGCCCAGGGCGTTGGTGGAGGTCTTTCCATCTGCTTGGCTGGTCAACGTGCCACCGAGGATGGCTTTTGACTGAGTTCGTTCGCACCATTCGATCATCAACTGGAACGCGGCCGGATCGCCCTGGGCTGCGTTCAGAAAATCCAGCTCCATGCCAAGAGGGATGATCCCGGCAGCGTTGTGCCCAAGTGCGGCCAGGGCGCGCAGCAGTGTGAGTTTCTCTTTCTCGGTGGCACCGGTCGGGTATTTACCGACCCGCATGGGGATGCCGTAGATCTCCAGGAACTCGGCCAGGTCGCCTACCGAGTAGTTCTTGAACAGGTAGGGCCAGACCAGGACACGGAACAGAGCCGAGCGTTCCAGATAACCGCTCTTGGACTTATGAACGTGCGTGATCCAACCGAAGGGTTGCAACGGCGTCCCTCCCGACGGGCCACGCAACCGGATCTCTTGCCGAACACCTCGCGGTAGTTGGAACCATGACTGGGGGCGATGGATGATCGCCTTGGGGAGCCAGTTACCATCAACACGTTGCCAGCCGTCGAATTCCTGGCAGGCGAAGCCCTTGCCGATGGCGTCGGTGGTATCGAAGATTACCTCTTCAAAGTCGTCCAGGCCTTGCATGAGGTTGTACAAGGCCGCCGCAGCTTCCTTCTCCTTAGCTGTCGCGTTGTCGGGTGGAACGATGTCCCAGTCCAACTGGGCCACCGCGCGGCGCCGCTTGGACATCTCGGCGTGGATATGGCCATCCTTCTCCTCCATATCTTCGAACAGCTCATATTGGGCGACGATGTCACCTTGCTCGGCGGAGTCGAGGAGCGAGGCAAGCCTTGAAGGCGTGAGTCCACGGGATGGGTGACCAGCGACCTCATGGTGCAGGCTGGTCAGTTGGGCGGTCTGGGGCTCACGGATCTCGTTCAGGCGAAGCGGCTGGCCGTCGGGGCCGAGAATCCGGGTCATAGTCACCATGCTGAAGGCTCCGGTAGCTCGATATCGTTGTTGTGGTCCTGGACGTTGTCGAAGCCGCGGCTATGGCGTGGCAGCGCCGTGAAGGCGATCTCGCCACCCTCCATGTAGCTGGCTCGGACGGCCATGACCAAGGAAATGGCGGCGTCCCCGTGACGCTTGCCCTTGCCGCTGGCTGACTCCAAGTCCTTGGTGCGGCCTTTGTCGATGACAGGGATGCCTTTCTCGACCTTGATCGAGAGCAGGTCATCCAGCTCAGTCTGGTGCCGCGGGATCTCCAGGTTGAATGCCTCGAATTCGCCCTTGAGCTTCGGCATCCAGGTGGCGTACCAGGCCAGGTTGAGCTGCACCTGGTCGACCATCCCGGCGCCGTACTTCAGCGCAGCCTGCTCGGCCAGGTAGCCGCCGTTGCCGGTGGCGTCGAAGGCCAGCCCCCTGAGTCGCGGCAGGCGATCGCAGATGAAGCGCATGATGTCGCGCTGGGCCTCGTAGGTGAGGTTCCGTAGTTCGACCTGGAAGGGGACGCGCTTGCGCAGGGTCGGCGAGATCGCCAAAGGCGTGAAGACGGTCAGGTCGCCGCGGCGCGCGAAGTCCTCGCCGAAGGTGTGGCGGTTCTGGTCGCTAAGGCGGGCCAACTCTGGCAGGAGGTTCTCTTCGCACCAGGTGCGAACCTCCGCCTCTCGCAGCTCTGGCGTCCAGCTCTCGAAGCCGGTCGGCGCCTCGTAGCGGTAAATGCGGATCGAGTGGTCGGCGACCATCGCCTGCTCGATGAGCACCCGCGACAGGTAGGCACCACCGGACTTTTTCGGGACGCAGCCGTACTCTTCCTCGGCCGACTCGATGTTGGGGGCGTTCTTGTACAGACCATCACGCCAGGCTTTCTCGGACTCGGGTGACCAAGCCTGGCCCGTGACGTAGCAGATGCGTTTGTACAGTCCCTCAGCAATCGCGTCATCGAGGGTGATGCGGTGGATGCTGTAGTCTTTCCGGCCCTCTCGGGCATCCTGGATGTAGGTGTTGAAGGGGTTGTCGACGCCGTTGTGAGTGCTGATCAGGCGCACCTTGTTGCCCCACATCGTCAATGCCAGGGCGGCCTTCAGCAGCTCCTCCAGGGACTCATGGAACGCTGCTTCATCGATCACCACGTCGCCCTGCAGGCCGCGCAGGTTACTCGGCCGGCTGCTCAGGGCCTGGATTTTCCGCCCCGTTTTCGGGAAGCGGATCATGTAGGTCAGGATCTCTTCCTTCTTCCCTTCGTCCCAGAAGGTCTGCTCGTAGACGTCGGCCTCTGCCAGCTCGTTGAAAGCTCGGGCGAACAGAGCACAGGCGGCGATGTACTCCAACGCCATCTCCTGCTTGCTGCCGACGTAGAAGGTGTTGCAGCCACCTCGGCGCCGCGGCTTGGCGGCATTGATCACGTTGCGCCCGGCCTCAGCCCAGGTCAGGCCGGTACGGCGGGACTTCTCCGCGATCATGATCTGGCTCTCGTCCTCGAACCAGCGCTGCTGGTACGGCAGGAAGACAGGCTCATTGGCCGGCTGGGCTTCGGAGATTTCCTGCGGCACGTCGACGCCGAGCAGCTCCATCTCCTCGGCCAGGTCGATCTTACGCGGGGCACTGGTCGCAGTGAGCCTCTTACCCAGCTCGGCAGTGGTTGCGCGCATGGCCATGTCAGGCTTTCCCCAGGAGGATGCCGCGGATCCGGTTTTCGAGCTGCTCGCTCATCCCGTCGCTGCCACGCTGCTCTTCCAAGCGCTGCTCCTGCTCCTGGAGCAGCTTCTCGCGGGCTTCTCGCTCGATCTGGCGGCGCTCCTCCATACTGGCTTTGCGGGCCTGCAGGACATCCTTGGCTGCCCGAGCCAGCTTGCGGACGTCCTCGATATCGACCTCGTCCTCGTTCTGCGCAGCGAAGGCCGCATGGGTCGTCAAGGTGGTGATTGACTGCACCAGGAGCGCGCCTGCACGCTCGTCGGGGTTCTCACCCAATTCCTCAACCAGCAGGCTGGCCATCGCTTGCTGCTCGCGCAGACGCCGAGTCATCTCGTCGAAGCTGACCTTGTATCGGCCGATTGCTGAGCGGCTGGGCTTTTCCTTGCCTGGGAAGCGCTCCTGCAGCTGCTCGATCAGCTCGTCCAGGGTCAGGCGGTTCTCGCGCAGGGAGCGCTCGATGAACGAACGCACATCCGGTGGCAGCTTGTCGATGCTGGACTTGCGGCCCATGGTCAGGCTCCCGGACGCTTCACGCCGTCCACTCGGGCGCGGCCGGCGGCCACGTCGGCGCCGCGCTCGGTCAGCTTCGCGACCAGCACTGCGCCGTTGCTGACGTCCTCGATCTTCACCAGTTGCTGCTCCTCCAGCCAGCGCAACTCGCCCTTCACCTGGTCGCGGCTGGGATCATGTCCCCACTGGCTGAGGACGGTGTGCAGCACCGAGCTATTGGCCTGGTAGGTCGGCATTTCCGCAAGGATGCGCAGGATCACCAGGCGGCGGTCCTGGCTGATGAAATCGGAGTAGTTGCTAGTCATGGGCGTCTCTCGCTGAGCAGGTAGTCATTGATGCGATCAACCGAGCGAGTCAAAGGGTCCAGCGCTTTGGCCAACCCCGACAGCTCGGCGCGCATGGCTTTCATGTCGCCGGCCAGCTCCGACAGCTGCTGGCTGTCCGGCAGGTGGAGCATCTGCTGCTCCAGGGTGAGAAGTCGGTTGTCCTGGGATGAGAGCCGATTCGTCAGGTGCTCGGCCTCGGCCTTGGAGCTGGAACGACGCGCAGCAGCCAGCGAGTACAGGCCCACCGCCGCGGTGAATACGAACTGGCCGGCGCGCAGCACGAAGTCCAAGTCCATCAGTGAGTTTCCTTGTCGTTTACATCGAGCAGCGCATTCAGTTGCGCCAGGTTGGTGAGAGACCATTTCCCGTAATCGCGGGCATGGGCCAGGATGTCAGCCGCGCTGACACCGCTTTCCAGTAGTTCGGCGTCAGCGCCGGAGGCGGGCCAGGCCGTTTCTTGAGGGCTGGCGGCAGTTCTGCAGGCTGCTGGGGAGGGCAGATCGGCGCCGAGGGCGTGGTTGTAGTCCCGCAGCCAGCCGCAAGTGACAACGAAGCGAGGAGCAGGCACAGGGGAAGCACCTGGTGCCGGCCGGTATTGAGTCGAGACATGGGCGATACGCTCCGATAGCTGTTGCTGAAGGGCAGTGAACTGGTCCTGGGCTGACAGGAATCGCGCTTCCGCCTGATTCGCGCGAGTGACCTGCTGTTGGAACTGCAGGAGGTTGTCCTCAGCGATCTTGGCCAGCTCGTTGGAATGCTGCAGTTGCAGGTTGAGCAGCGCTGCGTCGCCTTCAGCACGAGCGGTGGCGTACCCACGGTCGTAGCTTGCGGAGCCGTGGATCACTACAGCTACGCTGTACAGCACTGCAACCAGCGCAACCCAGAACCAGTTGGAGCGCAGGAGACTAAGGATGCCCATGGCGCCCCCTTTGCCGACGGTACTTGCGCGCCTTGCGTTTTGCCCGAGCCACACCGGACTTACCATGCCGCTCGCGCGGCACTGGCGAGCAATACAGCTCAGGTGCCGGTAGGAAGTCGCGACTGCCTGCGAACAGCCGCTGAATCACCGCCAGGTCGAGGTAGGTAACGTTCAGAGCCAAGGTGATGCTGGAGGACAGTCTCACAGGGTGTACCTCTCTCTGCACACACCGTCGCCCCACAGCAGATAGATCCGCTCGTAGCGCAGCAGGATGAGGCGCGGGTAGTTGCGGTTCTCGCGGAAGTTGGCGGCCGAGCGCCCGGCGTTGAAGCGCTCGACGGAATCGAACCAGGCCAGCTGGTCGGCGCCGGATGCCGAGGCCAGCCTACGGTCGCGATTTACCCACCCCTGGCCGCCGTTGTAAGCGGACAGTACGAATGCCCAGCGATCACACTCGCTGGAGGCCTGGTTTCGGTCGTAGAGCCAACGGTCGTAGGTGACCAGCGCGCGCAGTGCCCAGCCAGGATTGAACGGCTGATTGGTGCCGAGGGCGGCCGGATACAGGCCGGCGATCCACTCCGCGGTTCCGGGCATGAACTGCGCCAGACCCTGGGCACCAACAGGCGAGCGGGCATCAGCACGCCAACGGCTTTCTTGGTGAACCTGTGCGGCAAAGGTGGCGATCGGTGCCGACAGGCCCCATTCAGCATGGGCGCTGCGCACCAGGGTGCGCCGGTACTGCTCGGCGGCAGTGGGGATGCGATCCGTCGCGAAGGCCGGCTGGCAGGCGCTCAGCAGGCCCAGCAGGCCGAGGGTGAGCAGGCGCTTCATCCGAAGAAGCCTCCCCACCACACCAGGGCCGTCATCGCGATCACGTCGAACACGCGCTGCTTGAAGCTGATCACGTTGGTGAGGCCATCGCACGCATAGGACGTAACCAGGACCACAGCGGCCAGCACGATCCAGATGATTTGCGGGGCGCCCATGGTCAGAGCCCCAGCGTCAGGCCGAGGATGCAAGCCAGTACGATCAGCCCACGGCGCAGCCAGGCGCCCACGACAACCAGATTGGCTGAGCACTCATGCGGGCGAGCCACGTAGGGAAACAGGCTGCGATCGATCCAGTAACCGGCCACCGCGCCCAGGGTCACTAGGACAAGTTTGTAGGCGACGACCTGGAGCTGCTCCGGGCGAATCGCGGCGAGGATGATCAGCAGGACGAGGGTGACCAGCGTCCAGCTGGTCATACGCGGCGCGCGGCGGCGCCGGGGTTGCGGCGATGACATAACGATGCTCCCGATGGGGCGGCCATCCTTGGCCTGACTGAAGGTCCTACCTGCAAGCAGGTGTGACGATCATCCCCACGGGGGAGCAGAGTGTATTTTGGAAGGAGCGAAAACCAATCCGAGGGAAATTCGCCGCCTTGGCGTTCCGTTTTTATTGCCCCGTAATTTCTCGGTATCGCCGCTGGTACTCCTCGTAGGGCAATTGCATACGGTTCAGCTCGTCGAGCTGGGCGTCGACAGAACGCGCAGAAGCTGATGCGGGCCCGTCTGGGGCATAGGCGCGTGGTGGCGCGTACGGCTGCTGAGCTGGGGCCTCAGCCTCATAGGCATAGGTGCAGCCGCGCTGCATCTTGGCACCTGCCAACTGGGTCAGGCGCTGATTGGCACTGTCGAC